GGTGTTTAGCCCATGGTCCCCACCATATTGGGTTGGGCACCGCCATCAATAACTCTCTGACTCTGAGGAGGGCACTACCCTCCCAGCTGCGGTCAAGAAAACCTGACCGTACCGATCGTTAACCGATCGGAGCCACCCCGTGTTTGATGCGGACGCGACGGGGACGTCCGGAACGCTGAAGATGTTCTTCATCGAAGATGGGCTTCTCGCCCTTCTTCAAGAAGAACTTCAGCAGGGCTCCGTATCCATCCAGATTTGACTCTGGGGATTCGGCAACAACAACCATGCCCCTGACAAGGGGGCGATGGAGGTTGTGGTCCCACTTGTGAGCCAAGACGGTCTCACTAGTAAGACGGCCCAGCACAGGTGTCTGGAGTGACTGAATGTGGGGGAAAGGAATGATCCCCTCCAACAGTTCGTCCAGGTAAGCAACTGCCTTCGTCCAACCGTGTTCCCACAGTTGGTTGCGAAGGGAAACAGTGCTTACAACCTGTTCAGCATCCCTTCGTGATGTCGGGAACTCACTCCGAATGCGGACGATAGAAACATCGACCCCATCGTAGTAGTCCCCACCGCAAGACTCCCGGAATTTTCCATTCCAGAAGGACTTGCCGGTGTTCACTTTGAGTCCGAGTGACTCGAGTGAACTTATCACGGAGTGCACATGGTCTACGGGGACGATGATATCGTCACCGTAGACACGCACCCGACCATAGAAGGACCGAATGTCCTTCTTGGTCAACTGGGTACCCAGACTCTTCTCGATCCCCATAAAGACAGCGGTCGTAAAGACCATTGCCTCTATAGGGAACGTGAGAGCCGAACCCATTGACGCGAACTTGGCTAGGCGCAAAACGCCATGACCAAGAACATCAGCCTTCCTCGACCTTGTGGCATCGACTGCCTCTCTGAGAGAGGGATTTCGACACAACAAGGAGAGTACATGCTGATAGGAGACGCGGTCCGATGCTTCACTCAGATCGAGTGTAGCCAGCGCTCTATCTCTAGAGCTCTGCTTCGCAAGAGCCTTGTTAGGCTCTTGCGAATCGAACAACACGAAGTTCCGGGCATTGTCATCAACCCGGAACTTTTCTTTCCTCACCGCCAACAGCCCCTGCTGCATATACTGCATGCAGGTAGGCTCAATGGCAATGATGCGTGGCGTCTTCTGCGTCTTAGGGACGGCGATGACCCTGACAGGTCTCTCCGCCCCGGGTTCGAGGAAGCGAACGTCCTCGAGCTCCTTCCAGAAGCTCTCGGATGGAATAAGGTTTTCCCGGGATGGGAAAGCCGCCTCCAGACGCAGAGTCCACTCAACCTGATTGAACTTCATGTTGCCATGAAGTCGATCGGCAGTGGCTCCGGGTCCGTGCTTTGGGGTAACGTCTCCGGCAAACACGTCGTTTTCGACGAGCGCAAGGACGTTCGCCCAGAGCAATCGAGCAATCCGTTCAAAATCGGATTTGATGACGGGATATTTATCCGCGTCGCTCGATCTCACTTCCTGCTCAATCTCGACAAAACGGGACATCGCCTTCGTGACTCGCTCCTCGGAGCAGGCCACACCTATCTTGCTTGACATCAGCAAAAACTGACGCAAGCAGTGAATAGTGGTGATGCAGGGATTGTCGAGAAGGGTCCCAGACTGCGACTCGAACACATTCCGAAGGAAACCTCCGAGAAATCGGGGGAGACCGCCTGCCCTGGCAAAACCAGGAAACAGGTCGTCGGAGACATGACCTTGTTCAAGACCTTTTTCGAGGTCTTTTCCAAAGTCGGACAGGGTTATCGTAATAAACGATAACCCCTCGTGTTCAAATCGTCTCGCGAGCGTTTGTGCGTCGCGAGTGGTGCTTGTGCCACATCTGATTCCCGATTCCTCGAGAATCAGCTGAAGAACGTCGATCGGCCTTTTCAAGCTGGCTCCACATGATAGTGGGGTTCGGCTTGCCTAGACCATCGCGCTCAACACCGCCATACCCAAGCAGGCCCAAATCAGGATATATTCCCAAAAGGGCCCACTTGGGTCTCTCTCACGCCTCTCCACCAACTAGCTTGGTGACAGGGGCGTAGGTCGACGAGGACAGGTAGGCCACAAGGGCCTTGACCAGATCCTGGAGCTCTGCAGCCGTGTATCCGTTCAGAGGACCGTCCAGCACGAGATAAGTACTCGCGTTGGAACGGTTGTTCTGAGTTGGGACCAGCGGATCCGCAGAGATCTTGTCGGACCTGAGCCGAATGACGCTGCGTCGACGTCGTCCCTGAGTATGGGAGACCTCGACGGGGTTTGTGCCATCCGTGGTCCAAAACGACCCGGTGCCCATACCACTACCGGTTCGCGGAAGCGAAACGGTAGAAGCGCCAACGGTAAGAGAGAGCGGTTCAGCGAACAATGGTCAGACATCCTTCAGGGTCATGCAGCATCATGCTGCGTGCTCG